ACCAAGTTTTGCGGGCTGACTGTGCCGGTATTGTTGAAGGGCGTCACAACAGCGGTGGCGCTGGTGGTCTGCACAACAACGTTTTGGAATTGGCCGCCGGTGATGATCGCGGGCGATACAGTCACGGCCGTGCCGCCACCAGTTGCCACGGCGGTGGTTGCTTGCACAACAAAGTTGCGAAGTTTGCCGGAACCGTAGGCAGCGCGGTTTTGGGGGTTGACAGCAAACACGCCAGCGATTTGGATAACGTCGCCTTGGTTCAAGGTCAATGCAGCGGATGCCACCAGGGTGACAGTACCGAATTGCGCCCAACCGGTGGCAATGCCAAACGAAGTGGTGTTGGTGGCCACGGACAAGGTTTTACCGGCGTAAGAACCAAAAGTTTGGTTCACAACGTTTTGATCCATGTACCAGTTCATACCAGCGGAATCGCGGCCCATCATGCCTTTGGTGTATTGCTTGCCAATCACGTCGGAAGGAACAAACAAACCTTTCAGGCTGTCAACAATGGTTGCGGAAGTGAAGGGTTCCACCACGCATGAACGGCGGCCGTCGCGAGGTGCGCCTTCGCTGTCCAGGTATGCACCGGCAGTCAGGTATGTAATCAAGCCAGTTGGGGGCGTACCAGCGGTTCCAACGATGTTGGCCACGTTGTTTTTCGCCATTGTCAAGCCGTCCAAGTCCATTTTGTTGGCGATGGCGGCAACAGCGGGCTTCAACACGCGGTCGCTGAACATATCCAAAGACAAAGCCAAATCCTGGGTCGTGAATTGTGTATCGACGTGGAATTGGGTGGACAAAGTAACTGGCACGGAAGTTTCGTTGAAGTCTTCAACGTTCAGGGCGGGGCCAGTTGTGCCGATAAATCGGCCAGGACGACGGACGTTCAAAGTGTTACCGATTTTTGCGCCGGTGACAGCAAATTGGTCGTCGTATTCGCGGGTGACGTTATTTGTGAACGTCAATTCGTTTTCTAAAACCATCAATGCTTCATTGGTGATTTTTGAAATCGTCAGTAAATTATTTCCAGACATTTTTTTTTCCTAATTGAAAAGGGTTTAATTGTCAGCGAATCTGCCTGTTTTGGCGGGCCGCTTTCCATTGGGCAAATGTACCGTGGAAATTGCCGTCGGCATCCACGTTGTTGTCCGTCTTGGAAACGGCGCCGCGAATCGGGCTGATTGGCGCTGGCGCTTTTGATTTCACCGCGGTCGATTTCACATCGGGGGCGCTGGCTTTGGGGGCGGTTTTCTCAAACTGCACCTCAAGTCTGCCGATTTGTCGAAGGGCTTGAATGACTGAACCTTCGCCAAGTTTCCTGGCAAAGTCGGGGTTTTCGGCCAAGTGATAAAGGATTTGTGGGCCTACATCACTATCCATGATCGCGTCGCGCACCGGATCAGATATTGATACGTCGCTTGATTGAACCATGTCGTCGAAATCCGGCAATGTGCTTCGCGCTGTATTCACGCGGTCAGCCCAGGCTTTTTCAAATGTTTGCCTGGCTTCCGCGGCCTTGCGGTCTTCAACTTGCCTATCCCGTTCCATCATTCTTTTATCAGCGGTATATTCAGCCAACGCTTTCGCGTATTCGAACATATCGTTGAATTCTTCAGGCTTGGGTTCCGGCCCAAAGTCGTCCTGGGCTTTCGCCTGGGGGTTGCCTTTGTTTTCCAGTTCCTTCAGCCTGGCTTCCAATGATTCCCTTGCTTCGCGTTCCCTTTGGGCTTCGGCCTTGGCGGCCTCGCGTTGTTTGGTTATCTCTGAAAAGCGCCTTTCGATCTTCGGGTTCGCCTTGCGTTCCTTTTGATCGTCTTCTACGGTCGCCTCATTCCCTTCCCCGTCTGAATCACTCTGATCGGCCTTGGTTTCCGGCTCGTCGGCAGCGTGGGTTTCCCCATCGGCTGCTGGCGCCGCGGTGTCTTCCGGCTTCGCGTCAACTAATCCAAGTTTACGGGCGGTGAATTCCGCTAAATTGTCACTCGTCACCAGGTTACCGGCGACGCGTTCTTGCACTTCGGACATACGTATCCCTACGAATCAACCCAATGAAAACCCATTGGTAGGTTTTGGTCAATTGTGAACCCAAATCATTTGTATTGTCAACTATTGCGGCATTCCCATCGGCGGCTGCATTCCAGGCGCCATTTGGGGCTGCTGCTGCGGCATTTGCGGCGCTTGGCCAGGAATCCCCGACGCCATATCCATTTGCCCAATAAACGGGCTTGAACCTTGGTGAATATCTTGGGCCGCCACTTCAGAATAAGCATATTGTTCGGCGTTCATTTGGTCAATTTTCCGCACCAGGTCACCTGGCGACATATTGGCCAACAACAATTTGACAATCGCTTCAATTTCCGTTTTGTTTTGGCTAGTGATTGACCTGGTGTTTTGATCGTTGACCTTGACTTCGGCATTTGTTTCGGTGTTGTGCGCCCTGGCAATACCTTTGATAAGTTCGCGGCGGGTTTCGCCTTCCTGGCGCACACCTTCTTTGGTCATGCCATACTTTATGTCTAGGCCCATCATTTGCATTTGCTGCTGTTGATCTTCCACCATCTTTTGCAATTGCATCATTTTCATTTGCACTTGCGGCGGGATTGGTGATTTTTCGTCAATCTTGGCCAGCGGGTTCATGGCAGCCAGGCGGTCGGCGATAACGTCGGCGCCAGGGAAATCCATGTTTCTGAACAATAAATCGCCAGCCACTTGGAAAATCTCGCTTTGCGCCATCATTGGCATCATGGCTTCCACGGCTTCCATTCGCTTGCTGTTGTAGCCTGGGCCGGTATCCATCACCACGTCGTAAAGCCCAACGGTAACGTCGTTCAGCACTTCGCCGGTGGCCTGAAGGTCGTTCAGGGTTGTCAGGTCGGGTTTACCGTCCACACCAATGATTCGTAACACGCGTTTGGTGTCGTAAATCTTGGGGATTAAGTCCAGGATGATTTTGCCGGTGTGCTTAATCGAACGCGTCATGTTGTCGTAGAAGTGGAAGTTCGACATATCCACTTGCTGTTGCTGGCCTTGCAAGGCTTTGCCCGACACGTTGCCCAACATTTGCTGCGCTGGATCAAAGATTCCTAACACGGTTTGCAAGTCCTGGCCAACTTCGCTGGCCGCTTCCATGATGCCCGCGGGTGGCGGTTCAGGCTGCAAACGCTGCGGCGGCTGCGGAACCACGCGCCCTTCAATGTCGGTTTGTTTGTAACGCAAAACCGGCGTTGACTTGATGTTGGCCAATGCCCATTCGTTTTCGTGGCCTTCGTCCTGGCCTTCAGCCATCAACCATTTGGCTTTAGGCGCCAGCGCAATGGATTCGGTCAGGCTGGTGCGCCAAAAGTTAAACATCCGCTGCGGGTCTTTGGCGTTGCGAACCAAGCCGTATTTTTTGCGCTTGCCTTCAATGGTCACTTGGGCGCCGTAGCATGGAATGATCGGAATATATTTACCGGCCCATTCTTTTTCTTCCAGGATTTCCATTGCGGTCAATTTGCACCACTTAACCACCTTGCGGTAGGACGAACGGCGTTCAACTTCCACAACGCCAGCGTCGTCCAGCACTTGTTTGGGTGGCAGTTTGTCAGCCCAATCCTTTGTCCCATCGGACAGCATCACCAGGTCAACTTTTTTGCGGTCAATGTAGAAGTATTCGGCAATCCGTATGTCTTCCTTTGTCACCCATTCGGCGCTGCTGTCACCGGTCGCACGGGGCTGGAATCCAACGCCATCGTCGGCGCCTGGGTACATTTGCCGGAATACGTGTTTGGGGATTACGCTGGCCACCAGGCATTTTTCGGCGTCGGAACCATCGGGCGCCACGCTGTTGGGATCGAAATAAACGGAAAACGGATCGTCGATTGGTTCAATGTAGATTTCCTGGTCAAACGAATTTTCGCTGACGTAATCGGTCACCACGCGCCAGTAACCCCAACCCATCCGCACGGCGTAGGCGAACGCGGTGTCGTAAGCGGTGTCGGCGTTGCTGTTGACCTCAATGTGACGGGTAATGCCTTCAATCACCTGGGCGACCTTCAAATCGCCTTCATTGTTGACGGGGTGAACCTTGATCCTGGGGCGCTGTTGGCGCTGCTGATTCTCGACCTGGCGGCAATATGCGTCGATCTTGTTGATCGTCAGGCACGGGCGGGCTTCAAGGTTGCGGCTGTTTTGAATCTCGACCGGCCATTGATCGCCCGCGGCAAATTTCAAATCCTGAAGGGCCGATGAACGGTTCATTGAATCGGCTTCACCAACCAGGCGCAAAAACTTAATTGCGTCCTGGATGCGTGGATCACTTGATTGATCTTGGTAATCTGACATATTCGCCCCTTATTTTTTAAAATTATCCCATCCAACCGGCGCCTTCGGCAACTAATCGCTGCTTTTTGCGTGATGTTGGTTCTTTAATCATCAACGCAATGTATCGGAATGCGTCGGCGCCGTGGGAATATTGATCGTGCAATGGTGATTTGCCAAACTGTCCGGTTTCGGCATCGACCTCATAACGGTAATGGCGAAGGCAATTCAGGCCATCGGCGCAATTCTCGCGGTCAAACCAAAGGTTCGGGAAAATGGTGCGGGCCGCGTTGATCGAATCGACCACCGGAACCCGCGGCATGATGCTGGTCTTAAATCCGGCACTTCGCACAATGTCTTCAATCGTGCGACCGGCTGCGGCCAAGGTTTTGTTTTCGGCATCGTGCGGCAGCCAAATGGTGTCGTACACATAGCCAAACGTTTGAAGTTGTGCCAGGTACGAAGTCATGGTGCGCTGGCTGCCCTCAAAGTACCGGATCAACCTGGTTTCCATGCCAATGAATTGAACGAACCACCAGGCGGTGGCGTCCGACCAGCCTAGGTCGCAAACCGCGTGAACCGGCTTGGTTGGATCGTAAGGCACGGACGTTAAGCGGCCATTGTTTTCGGCCTGTTGCATTTCATTGCCAAAGATGGCGCCATCCACCGACCGGCGGCACATACCCTCCCAAACCTGGTTGTATGCGTTCAGGTCGCGTTCTTTCAGCGCGTCTTTTTCCAACTTCAACGTTTCGGGGAACCAAGGGTTATCCGACCAGTTAATCCGCATAATGATGCAATCACGCGGTGGCTTCAGGACAAATCGCTGGTAAGTTTCGTCGGTTTCCAAATCAGGGTTAAACGAAACCCATATCTCGCTGCCTTGTTTGCGGATTGTCGGAATCAGGATGTTCCAGGACAACCGGCTGACGGTTTGGGCTTCCTCCACCCAACAAATATCCACACCTTCGAATGACTTGATGTTGGTCGGGTTGTTCTTCAGGCCGATGAAGGCGAATTCCGTACCGTTGAAGCCACGGATCGACGTTTGCGTAATCTCGTAAAAGGGCAGCAAGCCCAGGGCCTCGATTTGGTCGCATAACAGTTTGTGGACGGAATCCTTGATGCTGGCCTGGAATTCCCGCGCACACAAAATCCGCATTGGGCTTTTGGCCCCCAGGATAAGCAAAGCGCGGGCGATTCCCCAGGATTTTGCACCGCCGCGGCCGCCCAGGCAAACTTTATATCGCGCCTTTTTGAATAGTCCCTGCAACTTGACCGGAAATTCGGCCTTTGCAACGGCTTGTTCAATTGTCGGGGTTGTGTCCATCGGGCGTCACGAAGGTTACCTGGATGCCAGCAAAGGCGGCGCCGTCCTTGCCGGTGATTTCCTGTTCGATCTTGTCGCGCCAGCCCAAAACGTTCTTGGCCGTAAAGATGGCGAACGTGCTGTTGTATGCGTTCCCGATGGTTCCTTCAATCAGGTTTGCTTCCTGTAAATCCTTGGCCTTTTTATAGGCGTCAGAAAATTCCGGATGGTTTAGTTCGCCTGTATGAATATTTTTGGCTGTTGCCCAATCATGCAGCGTTTGTTTTGTCACGCCAATGTTTGTAGCAAATCTTGCCAGGGTAGGGAAAACCCCAGGCAATACTTGGGTGTGTTCGTTGCCCTTCGCGTCGCGATTGGTCACTTCCCTGGTTGGCGCCTGGCTGAAGTATTCAATCATCATGGCGGGGAAATCGTCCTGGTACACCGTAGGGCGGCCAACTGGACGCGCAGCCACCTTGGGCTTGGCTTTCGCCTTGGGCTTTTTGGTGGCTGCTGTCGTCATTTTTTCTTTTGTTTCTTTGCGGCTTCCCGCTTTTCGGAATAAGCAATGGCCACGGCCTGTTTGACGGGCTTACCGGCCTTCACTTCGGTTTTGATATTCTCTTTAAACGCTTTGGGCGTCATTGACCTGATTAGGGGCATCTTGTTCACCTTTGGCTTTGGATTCCTCTTGGGCAATCACCATTGTGTATTCCTGAATGGCGCCGCTGATTTGCAGCAAAACGGCTTCGTGCTGCTTGGCAGTTTGTTGCAGTTCGGCCAAGCGGGCTTTCATTTGCTCAATCGTCATGGTTTTCCTTTTGGGCTGTTGCTGTTAAATCTTTTATTTTTGATTCCAATTCCTTGTTGGCGCGGAATAAGGCGGCAGCCTGGGCCACCGCCTGATCCCTTTGCCCTTCAAGCATTTCAACCAGGAATTGCACTTCGGGGTCGGGATGCTTCAACATGGTTTAGGCAACTGTCGAAACCATGATGTAGTAGGTCGTGCCACCGCTAACCACCGGAATGGTATGGGTAACCACCGGTGAACCGACCTTGGCGCGAAACACGCCAGTTGCGCTGACTGCGGGCATCAAAGCAAAGTTTCCAACTTCGCCCGTGCCTGAGTTGGTTACACGCATAAATGATGCGTTTGACCAAGTGCCGCCCGTTGCAAAATCAGAATCAAGTTGTAATGCTGCCAACGTGCCGCCAGGATTGGTAGATGAACCACCAATGGTTGCGCGAATGGCGTTGGCCGCACCGCTGATAGTGCCGCCAGTATTGACCGACGTGCTGTAATGGGCGCCGTTGATCGTGCCAGCAGCCGCAGCGCCCGCACCGGTCACAACAGCAAAACCGCGCACAACTTCACCGGAACCGGTGCTGGTGAACGTCAGTTTGTTGTAGGACAGTCGGGTGTCGCCACTTGTTGCGCTGGTGGTAGCGTAAGCGCCGTTTAGGACGCCAGCCGAAGTAATTGCGATAGGTACGCCGGACGAACCGACTTGAACGCTATCAAACGCGGGGTCGGCGAATGCGACACCGATTGCTTTAGTATTTGCCATTTTTGGTTTCCTTTATTTATTCCAAAAGGGTTTAACAATTCCAGTTTTTTAGGCTGGCTTTAGCCCGTTCCGCGGGGCCTTTCGCGTTCTTAACCACCCCTTCCATCCTGGCACAAAACGACGCTTTTCTACCGGCGTCGGC